ACCGCATTTCCAGCAGCCGGACCGGCCGCGGCAAGCTGTGCTGGTGGCATGCCGGGGCCCGCCCCATCGACCTCGATGTGGCGCCCGCTACTGTCCCTGGCGCCGGCGAGGTTCCACGCCAGCAGAGCACCTGCAGCTACCCGGCCGTTGGCCGTCGCGACGATCTGGTTGCCGCGCTGTTTGGCGGCGCCAATCACATGAGGGAGGCCGCTTGACCACCAACATCCTCAGCGCGAAATGGGAAGGTAAGACAGCCGCGCCCATCGACCCGGCCACGATCCGATTCATGGCCGCCAAGGCACCGGTGTATGCCGATTGCGAAGGCTGCGTGTTCATCGGCCAGCGCACCGCTGTATGCGGCCAGGCGTCAACGCTGGCTGTCGAGGCCGGCGAAGTCGACTGCGACGACCCGTGGCCCGCCGGCGGCTCGGTGATCTACGTCATCGACAAGCGCGATCCCCGCCAGCTGGATCTGCTGCGAGGAGCACCGTAATGGCGAACCCATGGTTCCGCATGTATGCCGAGTTCGCGCACGACCCGAAGGTGCAGATGATGCCTGAGGCAATGCAGCGCCGCTACATCATGCTGATGTGCATGCGTTGCAGTAACGCGCTTGTAACGTTACACGATGAAGAGATTGCGTTTCATCTGCGGATTAGCGCCGCCGAACTCGCCGAGACAAAGGCGCTTTTTGTCGCCAAAGGATTCATCGACGACGCTTGGGAGCTGCTGAACTGGGAGAAGCGGCAATTCGCCTCGGACAGCAGCGCTCAGAGGGTGGCGAAGCACCGCGCAGCCAAAAAAGCAGCATCGAAAGAAGCAAGTAACGACGATGTAACGTTACAGCAACGGAAAAGTAACGCCCTAGATACAGATACAGATACAGAAGAAGAACTACATACGTCGCCTGACGGCGCCGGCGATGTGCAGCGCTGCCCGGTAGGCACGTTGGTCAACCTGTACCACGAGCTGATGCCCGACAACCCGCGCTTGCGCGTCCTGAACGACACCCGTAAACGCCTGATCCGGGCGCGCTGGAAGGAGGCCGCCACGCTCGACTGTGAGCCATTCGGCTACGCCACACGCGCCGACGGCATCGAAGCCTGGCGAGCCTTCTTCGCAGTGTGCGCTGAGTCGAAGTTCCTCACCGGCCGCACGCCTGGCGCCGCCGGCAAGCCGCCCTTCATCGCCGACATCGATTTCCTGTTCTCCGCGAGCGGCTTCGCGAAGACCCTCGAAAACAAGTACCACCGAGACGCAGCATGACCGACCTGAACAACGACGACCACTCCGTATCGATCCGCGCCGAACAGCACGTGCTGGGCGCCCTCCTGGTCGACAACGACGCGTTCGACCGCATCGCCGACCTGGACGCCAGCCACTTCTACCGCAACGACCACCGGCTGATCTTCGCCGAGATGAGCCGCCAGGTCGTGGCCGGCCAGCGCTGCGACCCCATGACGCTCATGACCGTCCTGAACGTCAAGGTCGAGGACTGCCTGCCGTACCTGGCCAAGCTGCGCGCGTCGGCCGTCAGCGCGGTGAACATCCGCCGCCATGCCGAGATCATCATCGACAAGGCGGCCAAGCGCGCGCTGCACGCGCTCAGCATCGAAATGGGCGAGCTGGCCGCCTCGGCGGCGCCGGCCGCGGGCTGCATCGACACCGTCGCGTCGAAGCTGGAAGCCCTGGCCCAGACGCGCACGGCGCAAGAACCCGAGCAGCTGGTCGAGATGATGTCGGATTATGCCGATCTGCTCGACCAACGCATGGCCGGCGTCGTCAGGCCCGTGTGCACCGGGCACCGTGACCTCGACGAGCAGCTCGACGGCGGCCTGGAGCGCGGCACGCTGACCGTCGTCGCGGCGCGCCCGGGCATGGGCAAGACCGCCTTCGGGCTGGGCGTCGCGCGCAACGTGGCGGCCGACGGTACCGCGATGTTCTTCTCGATGGAAATGTCGCGCATGCAGGTCATGGACCGCAACGTCTCGGCGATCGGGCGCATCCCGCTGGCATGGCTGCGCAAGCCGGGCGACAGCCAGGCGCCCAACAGCACCGACCAGCAGCACTGGAGCGCGATCAGCTACGCCTTTACCCGGGCCAAGGACCTGAGCCTGGTCATCGACGCCCAACCCAGCCTGAACACGCTGGAGATCCGCGCGAAGGCGCGCAAGACGAAGCGGAAGATGGGCGCCCTGGACCTGATCGTGATCGACCAGCTCAGCTTCATCACCGGCGGCCAGTCCGAGAAGTCCTACGAAGTGGTGGGTGAACACACCCGCGCCCTGGTGGCCCTGGCGAAGGAGCTGGACTGCGCCGTGATCCTGCTTTGCCAGCTGAACCGGGAGTGCGAGAAGCGCCCGAACAAGCGTCCGATCATGGCCGACCTGGCCCTGTCGGGCAGCATCGAGCAGGACGCCGCGAACATCTTCTTCCTGTACCGCGACGAGGTCTATCACGAGGACACGCCGGACAAGGGCATCTGCGAGGTGAACTGCGAGAAGTTGCGCCAGGGGCGGCCGGGTGTGGTCGGCCTGCAGTACGTCGGCGCGCAAACCCGGTTCGAGGACGCCGCCGAACGCTGGTCACCGCAGCGTCCTGCTGCAGCCGGCGCCTCATCGCGCGCTGGCGGCTTCGGCGCAGGTCGACGCGCGGGGTTAGTTCCGTGAGCGCGACCGTCTTCAAAAAGGGCCGGATCTACCACTTCCGCTACCAGGTGGCCGGCCGCCGCGTGCAGCGCAGCACCGGCTTGACCAGCAAGGCATCTGCCGAAGCACTGGCCAAGCGCGAGCACGACGCCGCGGTGGTGCGCGCCAACGGCGGCCAGCCGGTACCGACGCTGGCCGAGCTGGGCGGCGCCTGGCTCGTGGTGCACCGTCCGACCGCCAGTGCGGCACACCTGCGTAGCGTCGAAACCTTCCTGCGCCTGCACCTGTACGGCCTGGGCGCCACGCCGATCGGCGATATCGCAACGGCCGACGTCGAGCGCGCACGCAACGAGCACCTGGAGGACCACCGGCCGGCCACCGCCAACCACTGGCTCCGGATCCTGAAGCTGCTGACGATGTGGGCGGTCAAGCGCGGCATCCTGGCGGCGTCGCCCTGGCGCGTGCAGATGCTGAAGGTGCAGAAGCGCCCTCGCCCCTTCCTGCCCATGGACGTCGCCCAGGCCTGGTTCGAAGCGGTCGATCTGGCGGCGCGCCGGGCGCCGGCGAAGGCCACCGCGGTGCGGTTGATGTTCGGCCTGGGCCTGCGCGAGGGCGAGACGACCAGCGCGCGCTGGGATTGGTTCGACTGGGAGCGCTCGACCTACACGCCAGGCATCACCAAGGGCCGCGAGGCCGAGCCGGTACCGATGCCGCGTTGGCTGCGCGAGCACCTGGAGCCGATGCGCCAGGTCGAGGGGTTGGTGGTGACCGGTGCGCACGGACAGCCGTACGGACCCGGGTTCACGCGCCAGGTGCTGCGCCAGGCCAACGCCGCATGCGCCATCAAGGGCATCACGCCGCACCGCCTGCGCGGCACCTTCGCCACGCTGCTGTCCGAGGAAGGCGTCCCGATCCAGACCATCCAGCAGGTGATGCGCCACAAGAGCTTCACCACGACCATGAGCTACCTGGAGAAGAACCGCGACACGGCCGCTCGCGCAGCCGACAAGATCGGAGAAAAGACCGGATTGAGTGGCGCGAAAGTGGCGCGCATCGCGGCATAACGCCCGTAAATCCAACACATGCAAATTATCTACAGTCATCGGATATATGCCCTGCCCAGGCGCCCGGTGAGCCGGCAAGCCGCGCGCCGACCTGCGCGGCGCATTGAAGGGAAACTATGAACGACGAAGATAAGCCGCGCGTTGCCCTGGCCCAAGCGGTACGAGAACTGCGCGATAACATCGCAGCGCACATCGAGATCGGCCAGCTGCAGGCGCGGATCATGCGCGCCAAGTACGAAGCGCTACTCAAGGAGGGCTTCACGGAACAGCAAGCCCTGCTGCTCTGCAAATAATGCGTGGCCCGAACCCCGACCACATCTGCGGCCTATGCGACGAGTTCGACGTCGACCAGGCCGCGCCCGAGTGCGCCGCCCAGGGCATGGGACGCTGCCAGGTGCGCGACGAGCACAGCCGGCTATCCCTGCACGTCGAATGGGATGGCCGAGCATGCATCAGCTTCCGTCTCGATCGCCCGAATCTGCGCCGGCGCCGGCAGTTCATCGACCTGCAGCGCTGCCTGCGGGACCAGGGCGACGATGACAAGAAAGCCAGTGTGTAGCAGGAGGAAAACGGTATAAAGAATTTCTCGGTGGCGTACTGAAATTTCCTGTTGGCACGCGATAAAATGGCTTCTTGCTCAACAGGAGAACGTCATGTCCGCCACCGCGACCCTCGGTATTTTTGCACCCTCGAACCTGCGCCGTGTTCGCCGAGTCGAGGTGGCGAAGCCGGCCTTCAATAAGCCGGATCCGTACGTTCTGCTTATGGCCAGCTGGCTCGACTTCATGCAAGCCGACGATCGCGACCTGGGCATCGGCGGCATGAAGCTGGCTAGCGATGCCGAGCCCGACGTCAACGTCCACGACGCCCAGCGCCTGGCCGACATGCGCATGGGCCAGGCGGTCAATGCGATGGTCGATAGCCTGAGCGTGCTGCAGCGCGCGGCGATCTACAAAAGCCAAGGCCTGGCCACGGCCTGGCGGCCAGGAGCGTCGAACTACGAGACCGTGCTGCTGGCCGCGCGCGAGGAGCTGGAGGAGAAGCTGAAAAAGAATCTTGCAACGCGGATTTATTTCTTGTAGAGTTCGGTCACTGGGCGGTTTTGCACGTCCGGAGAAAAGTAAGGCCCGCCACTGAGCGGGCTTTTGTCGTTTACGCCCCGCGATAACCGAATGTGATCTGGCATCGGCCAGGCCAGGCGAGCGCCGCCCTTGCGCGCAACGCCGCCGGACGCTGTAACCGGCACCCTATTCCCTGTGTCTCTTGCTCGTGGTCGTTGCCAACCGCTCCGAGCTTTGCCCGCCTTGTGCGGGCTTTTTTATTCCCGAGGTAGTCATGACCAACGCAACCATCAAGGCCTCGACGCTGATCGTGACCGTGCCTCATCGCCTCACGAAAGAGCAGCGCGAACAGATCGTCGCATCGATCCAGCCGAACGTTCCTCCGGATGTCGGCGTGCTGTTGCTTGAGGGCGGCATCACCGCCCAGGTCGTCGGTCGCGCCACGCTGCGCCGCTGGTCGCGCAAGCGTCGCCCGCTGAACCAAGGCGCCAAGGTCGCGCCGTGATCGCCGTCGAGGCGGAACTGACCTGGTTGCACCTCGTGATGCAGATCCTGCGCGAGGACGCCATCATCGACCTGATGCGGATAAGCCCATGCCCGACCTGATCCTGATCTACCGTGACCGCATCGTGCGCGCCGTGCTCGGCATGCGCCCGGCGATCCTGGCTAAGGAGGTGGACACCACCGCGCTCGATCGCATCTGCCGCGGACTGGCCGATGCCGAGGAGGCGAAGCAGCTGCTGTGCGCGAAGGGCTACGGCTTTCCGTCGCAGTCGCTGCCCGACTTGGTGCGCGCCCTGCCCCCGGCGCCCCGCCCCTGATGGCCTGGGGTACAAAGTCGCGCCATGAGCGCGGCTACGACTATGCCTGGGTGAAGGTCCGCAACCAGGTGATGGAGCGCGACGAAGGCGAGTGTCAGCCGTGCAAGCGCGCTGGTCGCCAGGCCCTGGCCCACGCGGTCGACCACATCGTGAGCAAGGCCAAGGCCGCGCAGCTGCGCTGGACCCGCGCCAAGACGGACCATCCATCGAACTTGGAGGCCATCTGCGACCCCTGCCACGAGGTGAAGACCGAGGCCGAGCAGGGCAAGACGAAGCGGAAGGTCAAGCGCGGCGTCGGTGCCGATGGCTGGCCGCTGTGATGCTTTTATACAACCTTTTTCATGCTTTTGAGCAACATGCTCAATAAATAGGCAGGGGGGGGTGAAAAGTCTGGAAGGGTCGCGGATAGGGACCGCCATGGACCTCTTTGTGCACAACCGCGAATTGAAACTTTTTTTCCTGGAGCCCTGAAACATGGCCGGACGACGCCCGACACCGACCGCGCTGAAGCTGGTCACGGGTAACCCTGGCAAGCGCGCCACGAACAAGAAAGAGCCGAAGCCGAAGCGGGTCATCCCGTCGTGCCCGGCGCACCTGACCGATGAGGGCAAGGTGGCCTGGGGCCGGCTGGTCGTTCTGCTGGATCGCATGGGCGTGCTGACCGAGGCCGACACCTTCGCGCTCGAGCGACTGTGCGACTGCTATGCCGACATCCTGGAATGCCGCGAGCTGATCGATCGCGATGGCCGCACGTACACCACCCAATCCGAGGGCGGCACCCTCATCAAAACGAATCCCGCCGTGAACCAGCTGCGCGCCGCTGACGCCCAGTTCAAAAGCTACCTGGTCGAGTTCGGCCTCACCCCGGCTGCGCGCACGAAGGTAAATGGCAAAGACCCGGATGACGACGACAAAGACAAGAAGGACCCGATCGCCGGCTACTTCGGCTGACCCGGTCACCTGGTACGCCCGCGAGGTCGTCGCCGGCACGCGCATCGCCGGGCCGCACGTCCGCGCCCAATGCGCGCGCCACCTGCGGGATGTCGAGGAAGGCGGCAAGCGCGGCCTGGTCTGGGATGTGGCCGCAGCGCTGAAGGCGATCGGCTTCTACGAAGACGTGCTGAAACTGAACGGCGGGGATTTCGAAGGCCTGCCCTTCAAGCTGCTGCCCTGGCAAAAGTTCGTGGTCGGGAGCATCTTCGGCTGGATGACGGACGATGGCTATCGTCGCTTCCGCGTCGTCTATGG